TTGGCTGGTCTTGTTTTATGGTTTCGCAAACCATTTGCCAGATTCGTACACTCCTGTATTGGGGGGGTAAGTAATCGAATCCGTATTTTCCTGTGCAAGCGCATATTTAAGGAGTGCGGGAAAGTATCAACAATAAACAGAAATATTTATTTTGGGAACGGAAAGGATATCGTGATAGGTGATTATAGTGGTATTGGTGCCAATTGTAGCATTCCCAATGACATCCATATAGGTAAATATGTAATGATGGGGCCGTTCCTGTATTGCATTACTTTTGGACATGAGGTGTCTGATACATCAACCCCGATGTGCTTCCAAGGTCACGTGGAAAAAACCAAGGACTCGAACATCATCATAGGAGACGATGTGTGGATTGGAGCAAATGTCATCATTTCGAAACGTAGGCACATTGGTACTGGATCTATTTTGGCTGCCGGTGCCGTTGTAACGTATGATGTTCCCGATTACGCCATTGTAGGAGGTAATCCTGCAAATGTAATCAGAATGAGAAAATGAAAATTATATTCTTTACGATTGACTGTTTTAAGGGAAGGGAACATCTCATGCCTTGGCGAACAATATTGGAGGTTGCCAAGGTGATGGTGGAATACGGCTATGAGGCAAGCATTTTGAATGCTTGCAGCAACAGTGAGGATGTCATTGATTATGATTGGGCAGGAAGCGATTCGTCGAAACCTGTCCATGTGTGTTCCGTGATAAAGAATAATGAGGCAATCTTTGTCCAATGCACGGAACTAAAACCGGAGATACTTTTCATCCCTTTTACTTTTCGTGATGGGCTGACACCAGCCAAGTGGATTGCTCAAATCAACTGCAAGAAGATTGGTTACATGACAGGAGGGGTGTATGACCTGAAGAGTGGAATGCTGCTGAAGAAGAACGGTGGTTTAGCCGCTGCAAAGCCTTACCTGATGGAGGCTATAACGTCCAAGTGCATTTTTGCTCATACATTGAAAAATATTGGTGTGAGCCATGTGATTGGTTTGACCGATGTGAGTGCCAAAGCAGTGAAGAGAGGCGGCTTTAAAAATGTGACAACCATATACCCTGGCAAGGATTCGTTTGATGAAATTGTACCAGACAACAGTGTCTTGGATAAATATGATTTGAAGGGAAGAAAATGGCTACTATTTAGTGGCGCTCCTGCACCTACTCGTGGGGCAGAGGTGTTGCTGGAGGCTTTAGACAGCGTGAAGGATGATGGTGTCCGGCTTGTCATGTTGATGCGTACGGATGTGGGTTCCCAATATAAGCGGTTTGAAAAGACATTGTCCGGACTGAAACATCCGGAACGAGTAAAGATTATCAAGGATAGACTGACGAGAGAACAGCTTAGGGCTTTTTTTGGCTCTGCTTGGTATGCAATTCTGCCTTTCATCGTGATTCCAAGTGAGGTGCCTTTGACATATTTTGAGTTGCTGAGTTGCGGTACACCTGTAATCACCTTTGTCAATGGAGGTACTACGGAATATCTTAAGTATGGACTGCTGACTGCTGATAAGTCAATCAAAGGATTGGCCATTACAATCGAAAAGGCTTGGAGCGATGTTGCTTTGAGAAATTCAAGGTCTGATAAGGGTAAAATAATAATGAATGCGCATCCTACATGGAGTCAAGTGGGGATGGAATGGATTAACTTATTGAAACAAAATGACTAAATACATCATCATATCAGGCGTGGATGGCAGTGGAAAAACTACAGTCATCGAAGGTGTGCGTGCCCAATTGGAAGCAGAAGGTAAGACTGTTGGATATATTTGGATGCGTTATCATCATAAATTGATAAAAATAATGCATGCCATAGCTAAACTTACAGGATTAAGTAAAAAGGAGAATACCGCAATGGGAGAAATGTGGTTGCACTATTTCTATAAAAGCCCTTTGTTTTGCTGGTTCTACTTATATAGTTCTTATATAGATAGTTGGTTTGCTCGCAAAAAACCAACTAAGTTAAGAACTGATTATGTAATCTGTGACAGATGGGTAAATGACATAATCATTGATATGGGAAGTGAAACTCATAACCTCGACATACTTGACGGCAAATGGTATAAATTATACCAACGGCTTTTGCCTAATGATAGCTTTCAGTTTGTGATAAGCCGTAATCGAGAAGATGTTTTGAATTGCAGAATTGAAAACACCTTTAATGAGGCTTTTGATTATCGGTTTAGGTTATATCAAAAGATAGCTCAAAAGCCAGAAGTCATAAAAATAGATAATACAGGAAGTATCGAAAAAAGCGTTTCCCTGGTTATAGAATCCATAAGAACAAAAGAAAAATTGTAACATGTAAATGTAGTTATGTTGAATAAGACATTGGATATTACGGTAATTATCCTCACCTATAATGAGGAAATACATATCCGTAGGTGCTTGGAGAATGTAACACCTTTTGCCAAGAAGGTATTTGTGGTTGACTCGCCTTCAACTGACAGGACAGTAGAGATTTGCCGGGAGTTTGAGAATGTGGAGGTAGTGGTACATAAGTATCCGGGTAATCAAGCCGAACAGTTCAACTGGGCGTTGGATACATTGCAGATAGAGACCGAATGGATTCTTCGTCTGGATGCGGATGAGTATTTGTTACCCGAATTGGTTGAAGAATTAAAAGAGAGATTACCTGTAATGCCGGAGGGCGTTTCAGCCCTCTCTCTCTCTCTCGCGCGCGCTTATTGTGGTAAGATCTTACATCATGGCATTGTAAATAATGTCAAGATCGTGCGTGTTTTCCGGAAAGGAATGGCTCGTTATGAGCAGCGGTTGATGGATGAGCATTTGGAGATATTGGACGGCGAGACGGCAGAATTGAAACATCAATTTGTGGATGACAACCGAATGACTTTCGGGCAGTTTACAGATAAGCATAATAATTATGCTTCGCGGGAAGCGGCTTTGTTGCTGGATGCAGAGTTTCATTTGACGGGTTCTCAAATCGTATCACAAGATCATGGGAAAGAGGTTGAACGAAAGCGGGCACAGAAAAACCGATATGCGAAGATGCCTTTATTTTGGAGGGCTTTCGGCTACTTTGTTTATCGTTATATCATAAAGTTGGGGTTCTTAGATGGCAAGGAAGGATTCCTCTGGGACTTCTTGCAAGGTTGGTGGTACCGTACTTTGGTGGATGCTAAGATCTTTGAAATAAAAAGAGCTTGTGGAAATGACAAGAAAAAGATATGCCAATATTTGAAAGATCATTATGGCATATCTTTGGAGTAATATAGGTTTATAACTCCTGCCGTTGCAGGAAATCGAGCAAATGAATGTGGTGGATTCCTTCGTAATTGCTGCCTATCGTCCATTCATCAAGGCTGACGACATATTTGGGGCAGTTTCATGTATTCTATTATTAAGTATGATTTATAAATTATGGCAAATATACCGACATTGTTAGTTATACTTAACAATATAGAAGAGAGAACGCATAGAAGCCCAAAACATAACATTACATTATAACTTACATGAAAGTATCAGTTATTACCGCTACATGGAACAGCGGTAAAACACTTTGCACGACCTTGGATAGTGTACTCAGCCAAAGTTATCCCGACATAGAGCATATCATCGTGGACGGGGGAAGTACAGACAATACGATGGAAATAGTCCGGGAGTATGAACCTCGTTATAATGGACGATTGCGGTTTATAAGTGAACCGGACAAAGGTCTTTATGATGCTATGAACAAGGGGATTCGGATGTCCACGGGGGAGGTGGTTGGTATCTTGAATTCGGATGATTTTTATACTTCTTCGGATGTAGTGGAAAAATTAGAGAAAGAGCTTGCTACCAACCGAGTGGATGCAGTATATGGAGATATTCATTTCGTGGATGGCAATGACCTGGGTAAATGTGTCCGTTATTATTCGTCAAGACTTTTCCACCGTAGCTGGATGCGACTTGGCTTTATGCCTGCACACCCAAGTTTCTACTGCCGCAAAATTATATATGATAAGTATGGTGGCTTTGATTTGTCTTATAAGATTGCTTCCGACTTTGAATGTCTTTTACGGTTTATTTTCGTACATAAAATACAGACAACATATATCCCAATGGATTTTGTAACCATGCGCACAGGAGGGACTTCCACCAGTGGCTTTGCCAGCCATAAACAAATTATATCCGATCATCAAAAAGCATTCAAACGTAATGGCATATACAGTAATGCCTTTTTGGAATCATTGAGGTATATTTATAAAATTCATGAAGTATTACTAACAAAAATAACAAGATGAAAACAGCTTTAATCACCGGAATTACCGGGCAAGACGGTTCGTTTCTTGCAGAATTTCTATTGGACAAAGGATATGATGTTCATGGTATCATCCGTCGTTCATCAGTTGATTATCGGGAGCGTATTGCTCATTTAGAGGGGAAACCTCATTTTCACTTGCACTATGCGGATATGGGGGACTCTATGTCTTTAGTGAAATTAGTGGGTAAAGTACAGCCTACTGAGATTTACAATTTGGCTGCTCAAAGCCATGTACAGGTGTCGTTTGATGCACCTGAATTTACAGCTGATGTGGACGCTGTAGGAGTGCTCCGCATATTGGAGGCGGTTCGTACCAATCATCTGGAGAAAACCTGTAAGATTTATCAGGCTTCAACTTCCGAACTTTATGGCAAGGTAGAAGAAGTTCCTCAAAATGAAAATACACCGTTTCATCCTTATAGTCCTTATGCTATCGCTAAACTTTATGGTTTTTGGATTGTAAAAGAGTACCGCGAGGCTTATAATATGTTCTGCTGCTCGGGTATCCTGTTCAACCATGAATCGGAACGCAGAGGCGAAACCTTTGTAACGCGCAAGATTACATTAGCTGCTTCCCGTATTGCACAAGGGAAACAGGATTGTCTGTATTTGGGTAATCTGGATTCCCTACGTGATTGGGGATATGCTAAAGATTATGTAGAATGTATGTGGTTGATTCTTCAACAGGACAAACCGCAGGATTTCGTTATTGCAACAGGTGTACAGCATACCGTTCGCGAATTTGCTACATTGGCATTCCACTATGCCGGCATTGAACTGCGTTGGGAAGGTGAAGGTATAGAAGAGAAAGGTATTGATGTGAAAACAGGAAAAGTACTGGTAGCTGTCAGTGAAGATTTCTATCGTCCTACGGATGTTGTTAATTTGTGGGGCGATCCTACGAAAGCTAAGAATGAATTGGGTTGGAATCCGCAATCTACTTCTTTCGAGGAACTGGTGAAAATTATGGTCGCACATGATATGCGGAAGGTGGCAGCGGAGCATGTAGCCAGTGTAATGCATACCAACTTAGCTGAATACCTGGAGAAAGGGATTGTAAAATGATGGATAAGAACGCAAAAATATATGTGGCAGGACACCGTGGAATGGTGGGTTCTGCCATTGTCCGTGAGTTGCATCGGCAAGGGTATATGAATATTACCACTCGTACTCATGCAGAATTGGATTTGACACGGCAAGAAGCTGTGGAAAAGTTTTTTGCGGAAGAAAAACCGGAATATGTCTTTTTGGCTGCTGCCAAAGTAGGTGGCATCATTGCCAACCAATCTGCATTGGCTGATTTCATGTATGACAACATGATACTGGAGATGAACGTGATTCACGCAGCTTGGAAGAACGGATGTAAAAAATTGGAGTTCTTAGGTTCTTCATGTATCTACCCGCGTTTAGCCCCTCAGCCCATGCCGGAATCTTGTTTACTGACATCAGAACTGGAGAAAACGAATGAGGCGTATGCCTTGGCTAAAATATCGGGGTTGAAGTATTGCGAATTTTTGAACCGACAGTATGGCACAGACTTCATCAGCGTGATGCCGACTAACCTCTATGGTCCCAATGACAACTATCATCCTGAACATAGTCATGTACTTCCTGCTTTGATTCGCCGTTTCCATGAGGCGAAAGAGGCGGGTCTGGATGAAGTGACTTGCTGGGGTGACGGCAGCCCGCTCCGGGAGTTTCTATATGTAGATGATTTGGCTAATCTGTGCGTGTTCTTGATGAACAACTATTCGGGGAATGAAACTGTGAATGCAGGAACCGGTAAAGAATTGACCATTAAAGATCTTACAGAATTGGTGGCTAAGGTTGTAGGATTTACAGGCGAAATCAAGTGGGATACGACACGTCCGAATGGTACACCCCGAAAGCTTTTGGATGTATCGAAAGCCATGGCTTTGGGGTGGTCTTACCAAACTGAATTGGAAGATGGTATCCGATTGGCTTATGATGATTTCTTGCATAATCCCATGCGTGCAGAAAGGTAACGATTTAAAACATTATTTATGCAAATTCTTTTATTATCCGGAGGCTCTGGGAAACGCCTTTGGCCTCTGTCAAATAACAGCCGTTCCAAACAGTTTATAAAATTACTCAATTCTCCCGATGGTCAAAAAGAGTCGATGGTACAACGGGTTATTCGTCAATTGGGAGAATCCGATTTAAAAGGTCATGTAACCGTGGCTACCAGCTTGTCTCAGGCTGATGTTATTTACAATCAGCTGGGTGAATACATCGATGTAGTGGTGGAGCCGGAAAGACGTGATACATTTCCAGCCATTGCTTTGGCAGCTTCATATCTGAAATATGAGAAATCATGTGCCGATGAAGAAGTAGTTGTTGTTATGCCTTGTGACCCTTTTACGGAAGCTGGATATTTCAAAGTTATTGAGCAGATGGTGCATGCGGTGGATGACAATGTAGCCGAGCTGGTTCTTATGGGGATTACTCCAACCTATCCATCTGCTAAATATGGATATGTAGTGCCTGATGAATCGAAACTGAAAGGTGGAATCTTTTCGGTCAAACGGTTTACGGAAAAACCAAATGTAGCTACAGCGGAATATCTTATAAAAGAAAATGCATTTTGGAACGGTGGCGTATTTGCTTTTAAGTTGGGATATATGATGAATATTGTGGAGCAATATATCCGGACTGTTTCTTTTTCGGAAATCCGTAACAGATATAGTGAATTCCCCAAAATCAGTTTCGATTATGAGGTGGCAGAAAAGGCCAAATTGGTAGCAGTAGTTCCTTTCTCTGGCAAATGGAAAGATTTAGGGACTTGGAATACACTTACAGATGAGTTGGAAGACCATGTAATAGGTAATGTTATCACAGATGGAGAGGCGGAAAATACACATATCATTAATGAATTGGATCTTCCGATTATGTGTATAGGAACCAAAGATTTGGTGATTGCAGCATCGAATGACGGTATTTTAATTTCCGAAAAGAACAAGAGCGAGAACATAAAAAAATATGCAGACCGGCTACAGTGTTGTCCAATGTATGAGGAAAGACATTGGGGAGAATACAAGATTATTCATAATGTTCAATATTCAGATGGCTTTCAGTCGTTGACGAAGCAATTGATTATAAAGGCAGGAAAAAGTCTCACATATCAAGCTCATCATCTACGGAAAGAGGTATGGACGGTTGTTGACGGAGAGGGACTGTTGGCTATAGAAGGAAAAATTACCCCAGTTAAACGGGGAGATACTGTTTGTATCCTTCAAGATATGCGCCACGGTCTAAAAGCCATAAATGACTTGACCCTGATAGAAACGCAAACCGGAAGCGATCTTCTTGAAGATGATGTGGAATTGTTTGATTGGAATTGGCAAAAGTAGATACAAAGTTTGGCTAGAACTTTCAGATAATCAAATCCGATTAAATATTTTACACAAAATTCAGTATTATAAAAGGCAAGGGCTTTTGTGATTCTTCCATTGATTATGAAAATCGAGTTTATGGGAGAATCAAAATTTATATTGCATTCCAAAAATGCAAATGTTCAGTGGATAGTATCAAAATATTCCGGTGTTAATCCATTAAGAATTTATCTTATGCTATTTCGTATGGGAATGAAGAAAGAACAAGAAGTGTTGGAACAAACTGCGTCTTGTACATCACTTTTTGTTCTTTTGATATCTTGAAAACATTGATTGTATAACATGGTTTCTTCGTTATCGGTTTATTATCGAAAACTTGCTTATCACGTAATAGAATCGGACGGCTTCCTATGGGTCGGATTCAAGCCGGGAATGGTACATTTTATTGCTAAAGAGGTTTGGAATATTCGCCCCTTGACCCGAACGGATGTTGAGAGATATTATGAGGAGTTTACAGTATTAACCCAAGGTAAAGGGAGTCTTTATTTTCGGATTGTAGCTCATGGTGGATTTCTGAAAGAGGCGTTGGCTTATGAGTTGCATGGTTTGACTGTTTCTGACGACAACTACCTCAGAAGCCTTAATTCCGGCAGACATGTAGAACTTTACCCGCATAACGAGAAAGCTTATCGTGCTATTATAAAAGGCTTTGAACAGCATCGTATCGGTACCGTTGTGCAAGCGACCGGGACGGGAAAGTCATATCTGCTGGCTCGTTATATATCAGACCATGCCACAGAACGAATTTGCGTATTTGCTCCAAATGTCACAATCCTGGAGGAGATCAAAAAAGCGGTAGGCTTTACCTCTCCTTATATCTGCTATCGAACGTTTCAGTCATTGATATATTATCGAAAAAATGATAAACAACTCAAAGCAGATCATATTTTGATTGATGAGTTTCATCATTTCGGTGCAGAAATATGGGGGGCTGCTTTGCAGGAGGTAATTGAATCCAATCCGCAGGCCTATATATTAGGAACATCGGCGACTCCTATTCGCCCGGAGGGAATGATTGATACGGTGGATCTTTATTTCGAGGGAAATCTGTTTTATGAACTTACCTTACCTCAGGCTTGGTATTACCGTATTTTACCAGTCCCAATCCTGGTACAAAGTGCCTATGGATTAGACGGTGAACTGAATCGTTTACAAAAGCGATTGGATCGAAGCGGATGTTCAATTCGACGAAAAGAACAAGTCCAAAAGAAACTGGATGTGGCTCGCGTTGATTTTAAAGGGGCGTTAGGAGCTCCTGAGGTAATCCGAAAGTTCTTGCCCAAAGATGTATGTAAACTGCTGGTTTTTTGCCGTGATCTTACCGATCTGAAACAGATGGTTCCTGAGGTGTGTGGCTGGCTGACACAAGCCGGACGGGTAATCATACCATTTGAGATCCATCACACTCAAAGCGAACGGACTAATAATCAAATACTAAAGGTTTTCCAAAAAGAATCTGGGAAATTGCATGTATTGTTCTCTGTCAATATGCTGATAGAAGGACTGCATGTGGAGGGCATAGATGCCGTCATGTTTCTACGGCGGACAGAATCCTATATTGTTACCCTGCAACAGCTGGGCCGTTGCTTGGATGCCGGAAGCGGGAAACAGCCTGTCGTATTGGATTTTGTGAACAACCTATCGGGCAAATCTGTATATGACATGATGGCCTTGCACATGGAACGCCTTGCCTGTCAGCCTTCACCCAAGGGATTTGAAGGGGTGACCTCTTTTCTGACCACAGGTTTCCTATCAGACATACGGCTTCGTATTGAGGAGATATTGACAGAGTTGGAACCTTGGCAGATCATGTATGAGAGGCTTATTGAGTTCCGTAAGAAAGAAAATGACTGGCCTTCGGTTACAGAGGGGAAGCTGGGCTTGTGGTGCAATACGCAGCGCATGGCTTACAAACGGGGCAGACTCTCGGAGGAGCGTTACAAACTGCTGGAGTCTGTCGGCTTTGAATGGAACCTGCTGGATTCAAACTGGATGAAGGAATTCCAATCATTGAAAGTCTTCTTTGCGACTCAAGGTCGCTGGCCCAAACGGGAGGATGGTGCCTTGGCTACCTGGTGTTATACTCAACGGGAAAGACGTAAGAAAGGACGTTTGAGCAAAGAACGCATTCGTGTGTTGGATGAGATCGGATTTGTGTGGAGTCAGGACTTGAACGGTGAATGGATGAAAAATTATGAAGCGTTGAAAATCTTTCTCGACAAACAGCAGCGCTTTCCCAAATCAGCCGAAGGCTATTTGGGCGAGTGGTGCAGTACACAGCGGAAAATGCGCAAGCAAGGGAAACTTTCCCCTAATCGTCAAACACTATTAGATCGAATAGGATTTGTCTGGTCGGTGGAGCAGGTCTGGCGAAGCTACTTGGAACAGTTGCACCAGTTTCATGTCCAAAATGGACGGTGGCCTGGATGTCGTGAAGGGGCGTTGGGGCGTTGGTGTACGGTTCAAAGACGGAATTATCGAAGAGGAAGCTTGTCGGATCAAAAAATCGCCCAATTGGAACAAATAGGATTTATACCCTTGAAAGGAGACAAGTAATACAGAAGAAATGGAAATACTCTCATTTCATACGAAACAATAGAGTTTCCGCAGCCTTATTATCGCAGTTCAAAGTACACTATGATTTTAGAATACAATATACCCAATCGTTTTCGTACTAACAGACATATTACCGTTTATACAAGCCACCCTTAAATTTCGGATAGAAGGACTGGTTGCTTTCCACATACATATAGTGTCTAAATAAACAGCAAATATTGATAAATGAGTATTCAATATAAAATCATCTTTGGATATATGGTGTTGATTGTGGCTATAATCGGTATGATTATAATCATGGTACGTGAGCGGAATAGGGTTTTGGTGATTGAAACTGAGGCACAAACAATTCATCGGGTTCAACACAATGGAAATATAGTCCAGCATCACATCACGATTCTCTCAACTTATGGTGAAACAGCCCTTTCTTGGGAAGAGGAGGATTTTGCGAACTATCATTCTCTTCGTCTGCATATCGATTCCATGTTGCAGGCCATGCACAAGGGGTATGAGGAATTTGTCAGCCAAAGTCAAATAGACTCGCTGCGCTATCTATTATCCAGTAAAGAAGAGCATTTATACCAAATTATGCAACTTTTCCATAGTCAGAACAGTCAGGAAGGTATGCAATTCTCTCATTTACCAGCGGAAGCTCAACCGCGTACTGTTATTCGTAAAAAGAAAGGTTTTACAGGATTTTTAGGGGCAAAAGAAACTCTGGAGATAGTTCCTTCCGCATCTACAATTCTCAAGACATTGAACAAGGAATTGCTATCCATGCAGGAAGAACGGCAGGAAAGTATCAATGCTTATACCGATAGCCTCCGCAACCACAACAAGGAACTTAACCGAAAGCTTCGCCATCTGATAACCACGATGAACAACCAGACAGAACGTGTACTTGAAGCGAAGGAATGTCATCTTAGAGAATCTTACAACCGTTCCATATGTGTCATCTCCTGGCTGATTATCTCCGCCATTATTCTGCTTGTCATATCCTATCTGATTATTCAAAAAGATTTACGGGAAAAGGCAAGAACAAGGAAGCGTTTGGAAGATACGATACAACAAAACACTGCGCTGTTGGAAATGCGCAAGAATATTATCCTGACCATATCGCATGACATACGTGCCCCTTTGAATGTCATTGACGGCAGTGCCGATCTGGCAATGGATACACGTGAAAAGAAACGGAGGAATATCCATCTGAATAACATAAGGAGGGTGTGCAAGCATGTGGTACATCTGCTTAACAACCTGTTGGATGTGTACCGGTTAAACGAGGCGAAAGAAATACGGAACGATGTCCCATTCGACCTGCATGAATTATTGGAACGTACCGCTGCCGGTTTTTCTCATATAATCAATAATAAGGGTATCCTGTTCAATTGTGATTTTAAGGATACGGAAGTCAAGTTATATGGTGATGCAGACCGCATAGAACAGATTATAGACAATCTGCTTACCAATGCAGTTAAGTTCACGGAGACCGGCACAATCAATTTCAATGTGCACTATCTCAATGGACTGCTGGTCATGGAAATAGTGGATACCGGTGTTGGTATGAGTGAGGAGACACTTTCCCGTATCTTTCGTCCTTTTGAACGCCAGACCTCTGCAACCAATGCGGACGGATTCGGATTGGGGCTTCCGATCACGCAAGGACTTGTCAATCTTCTTGATGGGACAATAGAAGTAACAAGTTTGATTAATTGTGGAAGCACATTTCGTGTGACCCTTCCCATGCCGGAAACGGATGAACCGTTGGAAAGCGAAAAACATGTCCCGACGCATTCCACACACCTGCATCACAATGTACTTGTTATTGATGACGACAGTATGCTGCAAGCTGTCATTAAAGAAATGTTAGAGCGTAATGGCATGGCCTGTACAACTTGTACCACAGTCAAAGAGGTAGTAAAAGCCATGCGGGAAAAAGATTATGACCTGTTGCTTACAGATATCCTGATGCCTTACACCAACGGGGTTGAATTGTTGACTTTGTTACGTAACTCAAGTATTGGCAATTCAAAGACTATACCCATTGTCGCTATGACTGCACGTGGAGAGAAGGAGAAAGATGCTTTTTTGAATGCCGGATTTACAGCCTGTATTTATAAGCCGTTCTCATCTACAGAGTTGATCGGTCTGTTGTCAACTATAGAAAGAGGTTGCCCTGACAAAAAGCATGATGTAGATTTCAGCATGATGTTGTGTGAGGTGAGCGATAAGATAAAATTATTATGTTCCTTTATTGACCAGTCGAAAAAAGATGTTGAAGAACTCAATTCGGCCATAGAAAATTGTGATAGGAAGAAATTGCGTGAAACGGTTCACCGTATGCTGCCGATGTGGGAATTATTACATAATGAAGAAATGTTGTTTGCTTATCGTTCCCTTTTAAAAGATGAAAGGGCCAGTGACACTGCTTTAAAAGAATATACTCAACGGATAATAAATCATACCGATATGTTGATGGCAGCAGCAAAAAATGAAATAAAAAGACAGACAAATGAAACGGAAAATACTGATAGTTGAAGACAATATCAGCCTGTCTCAGATGCAGAAGGACTGGTTTGCACAAGCTGGTTATGATGTCGTGACAGCTATGAACGAACCGATAGCCCGTTCACTGATACGCAAAATACAATTTGATCTGATTCTATCGGACGTACGTCTACCCGAAGGGGACGGAATATCTCTACTGGAATGGCTGCGCAAGGAAAGAAAGGATATTCCTTTCATCATCACGACCGAGTATGTGTCGGTTCCCGATGTGGTACGCACTATTAAGTTGGGAGCGATAGACTACCTTCCCAAGCCGGTACGCAAGGAACATCTGCTGGAACTGGCAGAAGATGTGTTCCGCCCCATGGTTACGGTGCGGAAACAGGAAAAGGTACTGTTTCACCGTACAAGTCCGAAGATCCTGCAAGTGGAGAAACTTGCCAGACTGGTAGCTCCATCGGAAATGTCAGTGATGGTACTTGGTGCCAACGGTACAGGGAAGGAGTCGGTGGCACAGAGCATCCATCTGAGCAGCGAACGCCGGGAGATGCCTTTCGTGGCGGTGAACTGCGGGGCACTGCCACGTGAACTGGCCGCCTCGTTGTTCTTCGGTCACGAGAAAGGGGCATTTACCGGTGCCGACACCGCCAAGACCGGATATTTCGACATGGCGAAAGGTGGAACACTGTTTCTGGACGAGATAGGTACAATGTCCTATGAGATTCAGTCCATGCTGCTGCGCGTGTTACAGGAAAATACCTATACTCCGATAGGCAGTGACAAGGAACGGGTAGCGGACGTGCGTATCGTTACCGCCACAAATGAGAATTTGCAACTGGCCATCAAGGAAGGGCGGTTCAGGGAAGACCTTTACCATCGCCTTTGCGAATTCGAGATACGTCAACCTTCATTGGCGGAATGTCCGGAAGACATCATCCCTTTGGCTGAGTTTTTCCGTGAACGCCATTCGAAAGAACTGAAAAGGGAAACACAAGGCTTTACAGAAGATGCCAAGCGCAGGATGCTTACCTATTCATGGCCGGGCAATGTCCGGGACTTACAGAACCGGATCAAACGTGCTGTATTGATTGCGGAGACTCCGATGCTGGATATGGAAGGATTGGATATTGAGATCCGCCAAAGTGGAGATACGCACTCCCCGGCAATTCAGCCGTTGAAGGATGAGTCATTGGAGAAAATGAATATTATCAATGCCCTTAAAGCTTGCAACGGACACCGGGAACAGGCTGCCGCACTGCTGAACATCAACCCCGCAACACTGTACCGGAAGATGAAGAAATACGGGGTGAAATAAAAATGAGCCTGCCGTTAGTACAAATCTCACTGAATATGTGTACATTTGCAAACAAATAGAGAAAAATCGACATATTGTCTCTAAGACAGTTGCCGACTGTATATGACATAAGACCGCAAGGTGTTTCTAATGGGAATCTGGAAAATTAACATTGAAAGGAACTATTGCGTGATTGCTTATGCTATGCCTACGCATAGCGTGCATTCACCTATTCCTTTCAAAGGCATTCCAGAGCCTCCATTAGAAGTAGCGTGTTTGCACGCTTCTTTTTTTGACGGCTTACGGTCCGGTATCAAAACAGAATTTATGCCAAAAGTCCAAGCTGTAACGGCGATGACACTGGACGGCTTCCTGCCGGAAACCGACAACGTGCTGATGCGATGGGTAATGAACCACAGGAAAGGTTTTGCCCGTTGGCGGGAGCGTTGTGATGCCCGGATTTTACCCCATTACATACTAGACCTTCTTTGTGAAAAAGACACTAAAGGCGATTCCTTTATCTACCTGGCAGAAGTTTCTGATGCAGAAACATTGGATCTCCTGCGTGGCCTCTTCCATTACAATCTTGTGGAAGAACTTATTATCTACCTTTTTCCTTATTCCGCCGGCAAAGGGAATTCCATACAGGCCATCTTTCCCGTCCGGCAATGGCAGTTACACAAGACCGTTGTCCTGCCTGGTGGCATCTGCCGTCTGATTTATCGTAATCCTTGCAGGATGTAACTTGCAGATTGCGAGAAACCTTGCATCCTGCAAGGTTAATTTCCCATCAAATATTTCTCCTTTATTTTTTATTGTACTGTATTTCAACGGAATAGATATGTCATTTCGTGAAATACAGAGCCATTGGCACGCCGTTAGCCCTATATCATAATATAACCTGTTGCGCGACAAGGTGTAACCAGTCAATTATTTACACTTTAAAGACAGACCGTATTATGATACAGACAGACCGTGAGACCTTCCAGATGATGCTTCATCAGATTATGGAAAGGTTCGACAGGATTGAAGACAGGCTGAGCCGTATGAACCGCCAGACCTCCGCGCTTGACGGAGACAAGCTGCTGGACAACCAGGATATGTGCGAGCTGCTCGGCATTACCAAACGCACTCTCGCGCGGTACCGCCAGAAGAAACTCGTGACCTATTACATGATAGACGGGCGTACCTATTACAAGTCCTCCGAGGTCGAGGCGTTCCTCAACCAGAAGGGCAGGCGTTTGCCGGCGAGACTGAAAAACCAGATGGAAAATTAATATAAATGAAAGAATATGGAACTTGTATGTATTGACAAACAGACTTTTGAAGAACTGCGTGTCCGTTTTTGCGAATTTGAAGACCGAGTGACACGCCTGTGCCGTCCGGTCGAGGATCTCGGCCTGAAAAACTGGCTGGACAACCAGGAGGTGTGCGACATACTCCGCATCAACAAAAAGACCCTTCAGGCGTATCGTGCCAAAGGTCTCCTTCCTTTCAGTCGCATCAAGAACAAGCTTTTCTACAAACCGGAAGATATACGGAGATTATTGGAATTGAGTTACCACCCTTTAATAAAGAGCAAATTATGAGCTATCATTTTATAGACAAGAAAGACCCACGCATTGACGTGATGTTCCAGGGACTGGAGAAAATGGAGAGGATGCTTTCAGTAATGGAGGATGTACCGAGATCACTCTTCAACGGTGAACGTTTCCTTACGGACGAGGAACTTTCCAAAGTCCTGCGGGTAAGCAGGCGTACATTGCAGGAATACCGTACATTCGGTGTAATCCCTTACTATCTGGTACAGGGGAAGGCACTCTATAAAGAGTCCGATATCATGAAAATACTGGACGATGCCTACAAACGGTGCCGGGAGGAACAGCGCTGGGTATAGTACTGCTTCTTTAATCAAGCACGGAGAAACTGCCTGCTGTCAGCAGGGCAGTTTCTCCGTTTTCCATTTCATACAGCCGGTGATTTTATTTTCCGCTTTTTCCTGACGGTGAAATCCTCCTCGCAAAGGTCTATCCTGTTTCCGAAATCTGTGGACCTCAACCGTTTCATGTCCTCGTCCACTTTCGTGTCCGTAACCTGCGCGTAAATCTGCGTGGTGGAAATAGAGGTATGTCCCATCATCCGGCTTACCGTCTCTATCGGAACGCCGAGCGAAAGGGTGATGTGGGTACCGAAATTATGCCGGGCCATATGAAAGGTCAAATCAAAACCATATACCTGCCCCAATTCCCTAGTCAACAGGATAAAATACCCGCGGGCATAAATATTGAACGCCTTGTCTCCGCTTCTTTGGTCGCGGTATTTCTCTATGATTTGAAGAGGAATATCCAGCAGACGGACAGAAGAGAGCGTATCGGTCTTTTTCCGGTGGATATGAATCCACCATGTGCCGTCGCCGGCCTGCGTGATGTCCTTGTCCGAAAGCCGTTTCAGATCCGCATACGCCAGTCCGGTAAAGGTTGAAAAGATGAACATATCCCGCACGAATTGCAGTTGCGGTTTCTCCACCGGAGTGGTCATGAGTGTTTTAAGGTCTTCCAGTTTCATGTGGCGGCTCTTCCTTTTGGGCAGTTCGGGATGCAGGCGGCAATAAGGGTCGCGTCGCAACGTGCCCTGGCTCACAGCCCGCATCGTGAGCTTTTTCAAACGGTACAGGTGTTCATGCACGCTTTTGGGTTTCAGGTTGCGGTCAGTCCGCAGGAATACCTCGAATTCGTCATAAAACACCCGGTCAAGGCTTCGCAGCGTCACATCTTCCACGCCTTTCTTTTCCCGGACAAAAGCGGAAAGATGCTTGTAGGAACGCTGATAGGAGTCGTATGTTTCCTGTATGCGGTCTATCCCGACCCGTTTCTTGAACTCCTCGTTATGCTCCCTGAAGAGAGCCAGCAGGGTAAGCGGTTTCTGTCCGATACCCTTGACTGCGTTTTTGACCAGTTCAGCCGTGATGAACCCCAGGCTGTTTCTTATCCGCTCATAATGTCCGGCAATCTCACGTGTCAGGTCATCTATGGCACGGTTCACGGTAACAGCATTCTCGCTCCTTCCGTCGGCACGGCCTTTCTCCGGATTCCAGATGCCCGGATTGACAGAGACTTTGGTTCCTATCTGTGCCCATTCGGCATCAATGCTCACCTTGCACAATAGCTGGCACATTCCGTCCTTTCGCACTTTCGTGCGGTTAATATAAAACAGCACGGCAAAAGTGCTGCGTCGTTTGACATTCTGTTTTTCAGTATTCTTTTCCATATTCTTTCCATTTAAAAGGTTATTAAATGACGACAGAAAAACGCTCCGAGATTTTTCGGTTCAATGCCTTGGTGTCGGTGTCTATCTTCTCATCGGTCACTTTCGCGTAGATTTGTGTGGTCTCTATCTGACTATGGCCGAGCATCCTGCTGACCGTTTCAAGGGGGACCCCATGAGAGAGTGTAATTTCCGTTGCGTATGTATGCCGTCCTGCATGGAAGACCAACGGACGGTCAATGTGGCAGATTCGGGCAATCTCTTTCAAGTAGAGGTTCAGCGTGGAATTGCAATACATCGGCAGCAGCTTGTCACCGGGAGCTGTACCGCTATATTTCTTCAGAATCTGCAACGGTAAATCCAAAAGAGGAATCTCAAATTCTATCTTGGTTTTCTGCCTGGCACTCTTGATCCACCATATTCCATCTTCCGCAAGGCATAGGTTGTCCTTTGTCAGTAGGCGCATATCTCCGTATGGAATGCCGGTAAAACAGGAAAAAAGGAACATGTCACGGACATGATAGAGGGTCTGCCTGTGAAGCGGGGTGGTCATAATCCTGTGCAACTCTTCTGCCGTGAGATATTTCTGCACGTGCTTCGGGCGCACCGGCTCGTAGCCCATGAACGGGCTGGCGGTAATAACACCGTCAGCAATGGCCTCTCCGACAATGGTTTTCAGTTGGACGGTCAGGTTGATGATTGTTCCGGGAGCGAGGTTCCGTTCCGTCCGGAGATACAAATCATACTTGTCAATGAAAGAACGGTCCAACGCAGAAAACGGAATATCGGAGAGCTTGTATTGCGCCTGCAAGAATCTTTCGATATGGCTATAGGCATTGCTATAGGCTCTCAGGCTTCCTACCGTACGGTTTATCCCCACACGCTTTTCAAAGTTGCGGATGAACCGCCTGAAATATCCCAGAAGCGTTTCCTGCCCGCTTGCCATTCCAAGCAGTATGCCTTTCACCTCTTCGGCCGTCACACCGTCACGGACAGCCGACTGTTCCATATAGATATTCAATGCCATCGCACGTATCTCATCCAGCCGGTTGTTGATTTCCTTTGCCGCCACGCTTTTTCCAGAAGCGCGTCCCGAAGACCAGCGGGATTGCGGGACTTTTATCTTTACACTGAATGCCGCTTCGGAATATTTTCCGACATTCAACTTTGCCATTACGGGGCAATTCCCGTCGGCATCCGCCTCGCTCTTTTTCAGGTAGAACGACACCTTTACATTTGCCTGATTCATAACCAATTCCTTTGTTTGCAAAATTATTATATGCAGAGCAAATGAACGGCATGAAAAATATAGCGGAACGTAGAATAAGACCCCTCGGCCTGCAAACAAAGCCTGTATTTTTTTTCTGATACGGAAAAATATGACTAAGTTTGCGTCAGCAGACATGGAAAAAACAGCGTTCTTTGCGGTGGTAAACGGGGTAATCAATGAAAGACGAAAGCTTGTTTTTCAAGCCTCTTTTTTATCCCGAAAAGGCAACGGATAAGTAGTGATTTGTCCTCCTAACTCCACCTAAAACTTGCTAAAAGCCCCCTGCGGAAGAATGTGGTACAAAACGATATATCCCTTTTGCTATCAAACACTTTACATTATTTTCTCCAAAGTTATCCGTATGTGAGCGAGTTTTTCTATCTTTGTAGCAATAAGCATATTTTAATTTGATTGAATGATGAAGCATTAGAATGAAAGAATACGAAGTTACCATTGCAATTCCAGTTTATAATGTAGCAGAATATATAGAATCTTCTCTTTTATCAGCTCTTAATCAGACATTTCAAAGTATTGAATACTTGATTATTGATGACAAAGGGCAAGATGGAAGTATGGATATAGTACGTCGTATAATGAATGAGCATTTGCGTGGTAATGATATGAAAATTGTAGATCAGCGATATAATAAAAAAACGGGCGCAGCAAGAAATGCAGGATTAGATAATGCCGTAGGAAGGTATCTTTTCTTTTTAGATGGTGACGATGTTTTATCTTTAGATTGTATTGAGATTTTGTATAATGCAATGCGTCAGCATCCGGTAGATTTTGTATCCGCATCTTTTGTAAGACGTGATTTGAGAGGAGTGCTTTATGCTGGATGTCAATATGATAAGGATATACTGATTGATGGTTCAAAACATGCGGTTTTTGATTTTTGTTATGGCAAAGGAAATAAAGTTGCAGTATCTCTTTGTAATAGGCTATATAATGTTGCTTTTTTAAGAAATAATCATATACGATGTGTTCCGGGACAAACACATGAGGATTCGTGGTTTACATATCAAGTTTTGATGCAAGCTTCTTCATGTCGATTGTTACCTGATTGTACATTATTTTATACTTATAATCCGAATTCATCGAGTGCTGGATTCTCTAATGGCTATTCTGAAAGTACGGCACAACAGTTCGTTGATATTCAGCGAATGAAATGTGGATATATAAGACCATATGTAAAAATGAGTTTTTATCGGGGGGCATTGATTGATATATTAAAAATGAGTTTATATCATGCTTATCAAGTAGAAATATCGTCTCAAATAAATGAAGATGATAAAAAAAAATTTGAATCTTCTTTATTGACTCCTCCTTTTACTTCACCTAAAATGACTAATAAAGTAGGCATTTCTTGCACTTATATACTTTATCGTTTATTTAATGCATTTCCTTTACAGTTAAAGCTTTTGGCTCTCAAAATAGGGGCAGGAATAAAAGTGAAACAATTTATCCGTCGTTGGATTCATTTTTAATAGGATTAATCTATGGTATCAATAATAACGGTTAATTATAATGGTTGGCGAGACACTTGTGATTTAGTGAGATCGTTTAAAGAGCATGAGACATATTCTTATGAATTTTTAGTGGTGGATAATGCTTCAAGTGGTGAAGATGTAGAGCGTATATCAGCATTATGTCCTGATGTGAAATTGATTTGTAATTCAACAAATCTAGGTTTTGCAGGGGGAAATAATAGAGGCCTTGCCTATGCTAAAGGGGAATATGTGTTTTTTCTTAACAATGATATGCTGGTTGAAGAACCGATACTGGAAAAGTTAGTTACACGTTTACGTAATGAAACTATAGGTGGTGTATCTCCTACTGTCCGTTATTTAACTAATAAGGAAAATATTCAATATTTTGGTTGTAGAAGATTGAAGCCATTGACATTGAAATTTCAAACTGAAGTATTTGACTGTAATTGTCCTGCTAAATGCATTGAGGCTTGTGAAACAGAAGTGCTTTATGGCGGTGCTATGATGGTGCGACGTGATGTGATTGAACAAGTGGGGAAAATGCCTGAAGTATTCTTCCTTTTTGCAGAGGAGTTCGATTGGAGTTATCAGATTACAGAGGCCGGATATAAGTTGTGGTATGAGGCAGAGGTAGTGGTTTATCATAAAGGTGGGGCTACAATAGGGTATGGTAGTCCTAATCGTGCTTATTATATGTCACGTGCCCGTTTATTGTTTACCCGACGGCGAAGCAAGTGGGCTATTCGGCTTTTATCTTGTACATACTTGGTATGTGTGTCTATGCCTAAAAATGTTATAGTTGCATTGCGTAAGAAAAATTGGATGGTTGCGATTGCGTTAATAAGAGGAACTTGGCATGGATTGATTGATAAGAAAAAATAGAAATAAAAAGGATATGGAATTATTGGTACGAATAAAACAGCATTTGAAACCTATAAAAATAGCGTTTGATAATTGGAGGTTCAATCGTGAAGCGGAAAAGCATGTAGGAGTACACTATGAATGCCCGTTTTGTGGATTTCATTCAGATGACTTGGCTCTGTTAGGAATTGATAGTCCTGCTGCGCGAAAATACAAGACTGTTGGTATGGGAGTGCGTCCTGGCATGTGTTGGAAATGCCGGGCTAAGGATAAGGAAAAATTATTGTATCTTTATCTTCGGGATATAGCTAAGATTTTTGATGGACATCCTTTACGAATATTGCATATCGCTCCAGAGGATATTATTGCTCAACGTATTTTGACAATGAAAAGTATAGATTATATATGCGGAGATTTTTTTGCTAAAGGGTATATGTACCCCCCTTATGTTCATAATATGAATGTTTTGAATTTGCCATTTGCAGATGGAGATTTTGACATGGTTATGTGTAACCATGTATTGGAGCATATTGAAGATGACCGTAAAGCAATGCGTGAATTGTTTAGGGTATTGAAAAAAGGTGGAGTGGGTCTCTTGCAAGTTCCTATGTCTAATATATTAGATAAGACTTTGGAAGATTCTTCCGTAAAAACATCTGAAGAAAGATTGAAAGTGTTTGGTCAAACAGATCATTTGCGATTATATGGTTTAGACTACAAAGATCGCTTGGAAGAATGTGGTTTTAGAGTTGAACTATTTAAATTTCCTATTGAGGTAATTGATAAGTATGGAATGGATAAAGAAGAAAATCTTTATGTATGCTATAAAGATTTCTCCAACGTGTAGTATGGCTTTCTACTGAGTTCTGGCATATAGTAAGGAACCAGATATTTGATGAATCCTTCAGCAACCTCTTTATTAGGAAATCCCAACTGATAAGTGTTGAATTCTTCATCATACCCCTTTATAGTGAGATAGCCGCTTTGATAAATTATTGTAAGCGGTGTTTCTATGAGGAAATCCACATGGTTGAAAGTCTCTGCAGTCACCCCTTCGCTCGTGAGGTCGCGCAGGCAGAAGTTGTTTTCCTTCAGCAGTTTCACAAGGTAGGTGGGGGTGTCGGTCTCGAACCAGTAGCTGCCGAACTCCAGGGAACGGAAGGTATTCAGCAGGCTGAAGGGGTTATACAGATTGGTTCCGTTCTGACGGAAGCGGTAGCCGTCGTACCGTTCTTTCAGTCGCAGGCAGACTTCGTCGTAGGTGATACCGTAGTTTTCGGCTATCTGGTGCAGCGGTTCTTCAAAATAGGTGTGTATCTCCTTGTCGGTCATTCCGCAGAGCGTCTGGAACTGTCGGTCCATGGAGAGGTCTATCAAGTTGTTCAGGTCGCTGAACACACTGACTTTTCCGAATTTCGTTACCCCCGTCAGGAAGCCGAAACGGATATACCGGTCCTGCGTTTTCATTACGGAGTAGAAGGCTTTGAGTGTGTTGCGATATTCATTTTGCAGTTCTTCGTCACCAATGGCTTGGAGCATGGGTTTGTCGTATTCGTCCACGAGGATGACCACGCGCTGGCCGGTCTGCTCGTAGGCGCGGCGGATGATTCCCTTGAAACGCAGTTCGGGGTTGACTTCGCTGGGGACAGTTCCGTAGATGTTTTCCCACTGGCAGAGGGTATCGTTCAATATGTCGATAAGGCTATTCTTCTCGTCGTATTTACTTGTGTTCAAATCTAAATGCAGTACCGGATATTTCGTCCATTCTTTTTCGAGCCGTTCCATTTCCAGTCCCTTGAACAGTTCCTGCTGCCCGTTGAAGTAGGCTTCCAGTGTGCTGATGAGCAGACTCTTTCCGAATCTCCGCGGGCGGCTCAGGAAGTAGTAACGACCAGTATGTACTAACTGATAAATCAGGGCGGTTTTGTCCACATAGATATATCCGTCATTGATAAGGCTCTCAAAACTCTGTATTCCAATAGGGTACTTCATACGGCTGAACTTTGTTTGATGCGCATTTTGCTTAATTAGAACAAATGTATGAATAAAAAATGAGGTGGCAAAGCTTTTGTCATGCTTTGTCACCTCCCTTTTCTTGGTTACCACTTCTCTTTTTTCACCTCAAAACACGGGCATTGTTTCGTCCATTCCATCGGTTCCACCTCTCCGTTGTTGTTCAGGTCGGGGCTGAGGTCGCGATGTCCCGCCACTTTTGCTTCCGGATAGTCCATCAGCAAAGTACGGACCAGTACGCGGAGCGAGTGGCGCTGCCATTCCGTGCGTGTGTCTTTGGGATTCCCATAGTGGTCCAATCCGCCTTCGTAGGCGATTCCGATAGAGTGGGCATTGTAGCCGCGGGCGTGGGCGCCGGCCCTCTCGACCGGGCGGGTAGTCAAGATTTGTCCGTCACGGCGGATGTAGAAATGATAGCCCGTGCCATCAAATCCACGTCGGCGGTGCGCGGCTTCCAGAGCTTGCCCGGTAAAGGGACGGTCCTCGCACGTGGCGCTGCAATGTATCACAATCAAATCAATTTTTCTCATTTTTCTTTACTGTTTGCCTTTGGGGGCTGTTCGCTAAAAGGGACCACCGCTGTTCATGGCGTGTGCGCTGAATGCACCCAAAAGTGCCGAAGCTACAGCAATGATTACTTTCAGAATCTTGTCCCAGGCTGATGATTTTGTACTCATAATGGTTAATGGTTAGGGGTTAGTGATTAGGGGTAGGGGTTAGGGAACACAAGCTTATCGCTAACCCCTATTTTTTTATCCCAGCGGATTCTCTCCTTGGTCTCCGTCGGAACCTCCGCCATCGGGATTATTGCCGCCGGAACCGCCGCTGGTGCTATCCTTGTCGGCAGTTACAAGCTCAAAGATGAGGTTGTTTGCTCCACCTTTAGTGGTGGCGTTGCTGTCGTTCACCAGCCGCAGGGTGTTGGCTACCTTGAAGCGGATGTTGACGCGCTCGATGTTTTTCACGGTGCAGTCTTTGGCCAGTTCGGTGGCACGGCATTTAAAGGTGGTGTGGAAGATGCCGAAGCCGTCCAGACGGACACTGTTGCCGTCCGTCAGCGTCTGGCGCATCTGTCGTACGATGGCTTTGCCTACGTGCTCCACGTCTTCGGCCGACATGGCTCCCAGTGCTTCAATGTCTTGCGCGATACGGGCAAGGTCGAAGATTTTGGCATCTTGGGGCTTGCGTTTCAGGGTGTAGACCATGGGGGAGCTGCTGTCTCCGATTTTCTTGTGGCGCTGTGTGCGCACTACTAATGCTGTTGGCATGATGTTTGATGTTTAATGGTTAATGTTTCATTCCGAAGGGGGAAAGGAGGTGTCTCCGCGGCGATGGCCTCTGCTCCGTTTCGTTGATACAAAGATAGGACATGGGGCAGGGAGGATGGGAGGTTGGGGGAGGTAGGAGGAGGTTGGGAGAGGATAAGGGAGGTTATTGTTTCTTTTGTTTTGGATTTGTGACAAATAGGAGGTATATTTGTATTCGCATAGATGTGCGTAAACTGAATAAAAAGACATGGAATATGTTGGAAAACAGTAATCAGGATATGTGCTGTTTTAGCTCGTTTTGATGAAGTGCGTGAAGTGGTGGTATATGCCAATCTTGAAAACGAGGCATTGCGTGAGCATATAGACAGAGTGGGGGTGAGGATTTATGTGAAAAGCGGGGAACCTTCTAAGAAGGCTCCCCGAAGACATTAATCATAAGCTGCACTTGTGCGGGCGTGTACCGTCGGCAATAAGGGTTCATGCCCGTGGCAAGCAGGCGTTGTTCCAGCCCGGGGGCGGTGCGTATCCATTCGTTCAGCCGGTTGACGGCAGTCTGCTGGGCGATGCCCGGAAGGTAGTACATGGCCAGTTCGCCTTTCCCGTAACTGCGGACGGGGAAGCGAGGCTCTGCAAAGGAATCATTTTCTTTCATCATATTCTTTAAAGTTCAGGTTATATGTTTTCTTTAATACGGATAACACGTGATTGTACGGTTTGCACATGCTTACACCTATTCTCTTCTTTCCGTCTTGTAAAGATACGGATTTTTACTCGAATAACCTGCCTTGTTCTTCATTATTTTTCAACCAATTCTCATTGTCGAACTGCGTGTTCACCGGTCCCAGTTGCTCTCCTTGGGGGGTGTGGATGACGTCTTCCTCGCAGGGCCAGTAGCGTCCGTTCAGGTGGTTGTAGACGAACTTGGCTTCGGTGTGGGCACTGCCCAAGTGTTTGAAACGGACCTTCTCGATGTAGATGGTGGCTATCTGCTTCGTGTCGTTGCGGTCTACCACGAGGCAGAAGTCGGACATGTTGGCGAAGTTGGCAGAGCCGTTGATGTCGTTCATCTCGACACGGCGCCGGGTGCCGTCCTTTTCGTTGCGGTTCACCTTGCGGGGGTGGGCCACGAGGATGACGAGGCACTGGTTGCGGGTGGCGAAGCGTCCCAGCTTGTTCAGCGTGTCGGTGATGTAGTCCATTTCCGTCTGTCCCGGTTCCAGACGTTGTTCCAGGCGGTTCATGGGGTCGATGACGAGGATGCGCACCCCTTTGCGGCGCACCACTTGGCGGGCTTTCTCCAGGATGTGGTCGATGCCGTAGCTCCCGTCGTCGGGCAGGATGTGCGACACGTTGCGGTCCAGCCAGCCCACTGCCTGCTCGTAGACGGCTTCCGTCATGCCCGGCCCGGGGGTGAAGCGGTGGCCGGTCAGCTTCTCCGCCAGCTTGTGCAGGTGGTAGGCGATGGGCATGTTTTCGGGGCTGAAGAAGGCGATTTTCCATTCGTGGCGCAGGCAGAGGCGCAGCACCAGTTCGTCGGTGAATTCGGACTTGCCGTCGCCGGGGCGTCCGGTCATCACCAGCAGGCGGCGGGGCTCGAAGGTGCAGTGTTCGTCGAAGTTCTCCCAGCCGGTGTCAGCACCCCGTTGCAGGCCGTTTTCGTAGAGGGAGCGCAGGTCGTCGCCGCAGTCTTCGGCGGTGAAGATTCCTTCCAGGGGCACTTCTTCGGCTTGCTCGATGCAGATGCGGAGGCTTTCGGCGCCGTATTTCACCAGATGCTCGTTGGCATCCTTGCAGCCCTCGCCGAAGTGCACGATGCGGCAGCGTTCCACTCCGAGGCGGCGCGTGAGTTCCTGCCGGAGCGACTGCCCTGCCGGGTCTTCGTCTACGGCGATGTAGAGGGCCTGCTTGTCTTCGAAGTGCGACTCCACGAAGCGGTCCAGCCACGTGAGGTTGCTCTGGGCGCCGGCGGGCACGGAGACGACGTCCTTGCGTCCGGCGGCGATGATGGCTGCCGCGTCGAACTCGCCTTCGGTGATGATGCACTCCGGGGTGCCCAGGATGCTGTCCACGTTGTAGGGGATGAGCTCGGCCCCCTTCACCATCATGAAGTGCTTCAGGGCGCTGCGGTACTTGGTGTTGACGAGCGTCCCGTTCTCGAAGTAGTTGAAGCAGATGCAGTTCTCCTCCTGGTTGCTTTCCGGCAGGCGCACCGTCTCTTCGGTGATGCGCAGGGTACGCAGCAGTTCCTGCGGCAGGCAGCGCACGGTGGTCCAGTAGCGTTCCAGGTTCTCGGAGAGTTGCATCCGGGCAGGGTCGAAGGTGGGACGGCGGAAGTGCTGGGGCGGTGCGGCGGGTTTCCGGCGCATGTCGCGGCGCTGCTGCTTGAGGCGTTCTTCGGCATCGTCGGGCACGTAGAGCTTGTAGCCGCAGTGGTGGCAGTAGCACAGGCCTTTGTCCAGGTCTACGGAGAGTGACTTGTTGCCTTTGTGTCCGCGGGTGTCGTTGCATTGCGGGCAGATGGTCTTGATTTTGCCGCTGATGCGGCCGCGGGTGTCAATGCCGCGTTGATGAAAATTTCTCATATAGGTTTGCTTTAGTAGTTTTCTGATAATTTTTTAGACGCAGATTTTAGTTTCAGGGCAGCCTGAGGGGTTGAAATGCCACACTTAGCGGGTTGGAATGCCACACTTCACGAGGGTAAATGCCACACTTGGGACGTGCTGAGGTGTGGCATTCGGAACGCTGACGTGTGGCATTCCGGATGCCGGAGTGTGGCGTTTCAGCCGGGTTTCTGTTTCGGCTTTTTCGATGTCGGCGGCTGTCGCTGCGAGCTCCACGAACGGGTCGTTTCGTTCCAGAAGGCGGTATTGTCCGGTCGGGGCGGCGCTCCGTCGGGGATGGGGCAGCCCAGGTAGGTGCGCCGTCCGTTCACCAGCTGCTCGTAGCGATGGGGGTCGGGAGGAGCGGTGGCGGACTGCTGCTTTTCGAGGCCCTGCAACAGCATGTGCAGTTCCTGCGAGGTGCGCTGGCCGGCTTGGGTGTAGAACGTGAAGTAGCTTCGCACTTCTTCCTGGCTGTTCATCTTCTCTTCTTTTCCGAGGAGTACGATGTGTTTCTTGAATTCTTCCAGTGCCGTATCAAAATGCTTGTTCAGCAGGACACTGTAGCCGCTTCTCATGCAGACCATTTCACGGAACAGTTGATTTTTCGACAAGCCATCCACTTGCTTCCTCCAGCTCTGGTAGGGAGTGATGCCGCCGTCGCCGCCGTTCTTTTGGACGACATCGTCGTCTTTTCTCTTCATCTGTTCTTCTCTATTCTGTTCTTCTCTTACGCGCGCGAGGCTGGTTTTGTTTGTATTACCACTGTTGTTCAGTGATTTATCGTCATTTTTCGCATCCTCCGTTTTTTCTGGAGTTTTCAAATCATTTTGCAAATGATTTCCTTTTTCCGTATAGTTGAAGTTGATGGCGGATTCGAATTCTTCTTCGTGGATAGTGAAAAGTTTGTATTCCCAGATGATTTTCTCCATGTATTTTTTGGAGAACCCTTTTCTTGAAATAATATTCAGTTGACTGAAACTGAGTTTCCTGTCGGGCTGTGCACAGAGCATCTCGATGATGCGCAGATACATACCATAGCCCCTGCATCCTTCATTATTGATGAGTGCGGCGAGTCTTTTGTCATTAGGCAAATCGTTGGGGTGTTTGAACCAAATCATTTTCTTCGTGTATTAGTTTTCTATTTCCTGATAGTTATCTTATATTCTGAAAGGATAGAAGGGCTTCATAGTGACGTGTAAGGGAGAGACTGTTCAGCGGTCATATCTTTTAAAATATGCGGCAAAGTTACGTATAACAGAACAAGCCTGCAAATGGACTTTTGTAGGGTTTAGCGGCATCTCACCGACCCCAGAAGCTGTCCTGCGTGTGTTACAGTCTCTTTTCGGGTGCTTAGGCATACAATGGAGAAATATGTGTTTTTTTACAGAAAGTAGTCGGTGGAGCCCTCTCTTTAGGCGGCCTTCTACTTGTTACATTCGTAAACATTTGACTCACAGTAGCTATTACTCTCCGGACTTTGTTTTGTGCATACGTGTCATCTGCCGTATGTGGGCCAGACTGCGCAGTTCGCTTTGGGAGAAAGACGATTTCCCTTTCAGCAAATAGTCAATGACCTCTGCAATGATTTCCAACTGATCCAATAATGGATTTCTACTGTGTGCAGTATCCTTTTCGATGTTTACTGCGTCCTTGTCTCCGCTACGGAGGGTAAAGGTTACTTTTTTTACTCATAATACTTTTTTAAGAAAAACGCGACAAAGATACGAATTTCGCCCGATAGATTTCGTATATTTGCAATATGGCAAATGTAGAAAAAACTTATCTGTTGAATTTGTGTTGTTTTTCCCAATTTGACAAAGCTTCAACTAAATCCTCGGAAACATGTTTTAAACTTTGTGTATGCATCACGTCATAGCAGTCTAAAACAAGGCGTTTGAATAAGTCTACCCGTACATCTCCATGGGTGAGATATTCATCTTTCGAGAGCTGGCCCCAAGAGCCATAACAGCGAAATGAATTTTGTTGCTTTCGGAAATTTCATCTTTCAT